TGTAGCAAATACTGCTGGTTTGGCTAATAAAATTGATACAGGTATTACAAATGTAAAGAATAAAATTAGTGGGGCAATCAATACTGGAGCTCATAAATTAGGTTCTGTTGCAGGTAGGGTTGCTGGAGCTATTGCATAATATGAATAAATTATTGTTATTATTATTATTACTATCAACTACTACACATGCTGAAATTTATGATTTTCCTATTACACGAGTTATTGATGGTGATACTGTAGAATTTCAAGCACCCTTTTTGCCAAAACCATTAAAACCTGTTTTATCAATTAGAGTATTAGGTGTAGATACCCCAGAAAAAGGACATAGAGCAATGTGTCCTGAAGAAGCTGCATTAGGTGAAGCTGCTTCAAAATTTACTAAGAAATTGGTTGCAGATAGCAAGAAACAACAAGTTTCATTAGTAAAATGGGATAAGTATGGTGGACGAGTATTAGGTGATGTATTGCTAGATGATAAAAGTCTATCAGAAGAATTAATCAAACAAGGTTTTGCTAGACCTTATTTTGGTGATAAGAAAGAATCTTGGTGTAAGTAACACTTGACATAAGGTATATTTGTGATATAATATACCTTATATAAACAAACTAATAAAAGGAAAGCCTATAGACTACACACATCATTATCCCAAAAAAATCAAAAAGGCAATGAGTCCAACTGATACGGGAAGCAACATAATAATTCTTATTATGCTGTAACTAATAAAAGGAGAACCACATGCGAGCACTAAAATTTATGCTCTTATGTATAGTAATGGCTGTTACAGTAAATGTACAGGCAGAAACAAACAAAAAGAACATTATATCCAAAACCCATACCGATATAATTACAAAATCTAACATGAAACAAATCTCTTGTGTTGCTGAAACAATTTATTCAGAAGCACGAGGTGAATCTTTGAAAGGTCAATTAGCAGTTGGTCATACTATTATGAATAGGATAAAGAAAATCTTTCACAAACCAGCTTGTTCAGTGGTTCAACAACAATATACACAAAAACGTATACCTAGAGAAGATAAAGAAGAATATCATAAACTTGCTAAAAATTTATTATTTGGCAGACTTCCAAACCCTATTGGTAATAAAGACTCATTTGATTCTTTTAAATATAATTATCCTAAGAGACCAAAACACAGTGTAAAAATTGGTAATCATTATTTTTATAAAGCATTAACTGCAAAAAAGGAAAATGCATGATTAAATTAAAGGAACATGATGCTGATAATATTAAATTGGTATCGTGTGAACAATTAAACATTAATGAATTTGAAAATTATAATATATTTTTTTCGGAGATATTAATTGACAAAACTGAAGTTTGTGACGTAATTAAATTATTACAGGATTATAATAATGCCCAGTGAAGATGAAATTTTAGTATTTACAAGAATGATTGAGAAAACATCATTAGAATCTAAAATAGATTTATTAGATTCTATTTGTTTTCATTGTGAAGCAGAAGCAATAGAATTTGAAGTTGCAGCTTCACTCTTATCTCAATCTGTTAAAGATAAAATAAGAGAACAAGCAGAAGCAATGAATTTAATTAGAAAAGAATCAAGATTGCCTATATGATTGAAGAAAATTCTGGATATACTGCATTCCAAATGTATTCAGCCTTGAAATTACATTTTACTAGTAAATCTTATGATTATTTTAAATATCATGGAAAGACTAAAACTACTAAAGATATTTTTATGAAACGTAATGATAGATATAGTTTTCATAAATTATCTAGAAAGTTTAATGTTGCAGATATGCAGAATTTTATGATTTCTAATTTTATTAATGATAATGGTAAATGGATTGGTGATATGCTCAGTCCAGATGGTGAAGAAAATTATAAAAATTGGAAAAAAACACAACAAAGTTTATCTTATGTTTTTGAAAATGACTTGATAAATCTTTTAAAATCAGTTGATGCTCCTAATAAATTGTTAGAAGTTCCTTCTGGTTGTTACCCAATATTATTATCCGAATCAATGGCAGGTTCTGTTAAATTAGAATCCTTATTGATATTAAATTCTATAATGAATTTCTTTTCTATGTGGAATAAAACCATTGACGATGATATAGTATGGCCAAATTATTATTTAAAATGTGTTAAATATATACCATTTTTAGATTTTGATAAAACTAAATTTAAAAATATAGTAATAAAAAACTTGACACATTGATATAATAATGATACAATTACTTTTGAAGTACAAAAGTATTATTTTAATTTAGGAGAAAAAAATGAAAAAAGTTATGTTAGTAGCTATGTTGGCTACTTTAGTTGGTTGTGCTAGTACTGGTGATGTAGCAGAAGTTCAAGCTCAAGTTGATGCATTGAAAGCTTCTACTGCTTCAGCAATCGAAGCATCTACAGTAAAATCTGGTTCAATGTGTACTGCTCATTGTGACAAAAATGACAAAGAAATGAATGATAAATTAGATTCTTTGTTTAAAAAATCAATGACAAAATAAATTATACATTAAATCTGAAATAAATCCGAAATAAATCCGAAATAAATCCGAAAAGGAAAAATAAAATGAGTTTTGCAAATCTTAAAAGAAATAGCAGTGATTTATCCAAACTTACTAAAGCTATGGAAAAAATCACTACTAAAGATTCATCTGGTAACAAAGATAATTTCTGGAAACCAGAAGTAGATAAACTTGGTAATGGTATGGCTACATTTAGGTTTTTACCAGAACCAGGTATTGATGGTGTCGATGCTTTACCGTTGGTAGAAATATATTCACATGGATTTCAAGGTCCAGGTGGTTGGTTAATTGATAATTGTCTAACTACCAAAAAAGGTCAATGTCCAGTTTGTGAACATAATTCTGCTTTATGGACTTCTGGTATCGAAGCTAATAAAGATATTGCACGTAAGCAAAAACGTAGATTGAACTATATTAGTAATATCTATATGATTGATGACATTAAACATCCTGAAAATAATGGTAAAGTGTTTCTTTATAGATACGGAAAGAAAATACACGATAAAATTAAAGAAGCAATGGTTCCAGCTTTTGCGGATGAAGTAGCAATTAACCCATTTGATTTATGGAAAGGTGCTAATTTTAAACTTAAAATTCGTAAGTATGAAGGTTATCAAAATTATGATAAATCTGAATTCGAATCACAATCACCATTATTAGATGATGAAAGTGCAATGGAAAAGATTTATGAATCTGAATATTCGTTGTTAGAATTGGTTAGTGATAAAGAATTTAAATCTTATGATGAAATAAAATCTCGTCTAGATAAGGTTCTGGGTTTGGGTGGAACTGTAAGAACTACAGTCGAACAAGCTAAAGTCGCACCAAAAACTCCAACTATTGATGAATCTCAAGAAGATGAAGATTTTGATATGACATATTTTGAATCTTTAGTAGATTCTGAATAATAAGTTTATGAACCCCACTTAGGTGGGGTTTTTATTATGTTCCGTTTTTAGCTTTCCAAGGTTCACCTAATATTTTTCGGAAAGTTTCATCTGTATTTCTTGTTGTAAATGAACCTAAAGATTCTGATGTGCTACTAGATTGTTGTATAGATTTTGAAGTTGAATTATTATATACTACAGGGCCTGATGGTTTTGCTATAAAAGAACTATTTAATTCCATAGATTGTTCAGTTACTGATTGTATTTCATCATTTCTGTTTTGTTGAAGCGGTATATAATCAGAAATTGGTTTATATGTATCATCAAAATTTGCATCAATTAAATTAGTTTGCATATCAGAAATTGGTGTAGCCTCTATTTCTGGAGTAATCTTTATTGGTTGTGGTGCAGCTTCTTTTCCTTTTACACCATTATCTATATCATAAAGTTTATTCTGACCAGGTTTAGTACTTTCTGGATTTGCTATGCTATTAAGACGCATTTTATCTTTACCAGACCAATCATCACTTCTTGCTAATGTTTTTGCTATTTCTGGTGTTATTTTATCCCAATCTAATACTTTAGAAGATTTTGGATTCAATAAATCATTATTGTTTTCAATAATTCCTTGTTTATCAAATTCTTCCATTGCTCTAATAGTTTCAGCACCACCTTCAGATTCAATAAATTTATCTAATCCTAATGATGCAAGATATACAGCAACTGCTGAACCAACTAAAGCAGGTAACATAGCACTTAATAAAGGTCTAACTAAAGGTCCAAGTAAATCTGCTATTGGTGGCACAATTATTTTCCATATTTTTTTAGCTACCCACCACAAAACTTCACCCAAAACTCCAAGAACTTTTCTGGCTAAATGTGTTACTAAATCAACAGCTAAAGTTAAAACAAATTTTCCAAGTGTTTTA